TCTATTTTTATCTGATCATATAATTTTCTGTACTTTGATTTTGCTGCTGACTGTTTTACAAATGATGTTGCAGCCTTCCAACCTAAAACTTTGAGCTTGTCATTCCAATTTGATTGGTATCCTGACTGTCTCTTTTGTAATATGGGATTAGTTGCGTGTCCACACTCAGGACAGTCCTCAAAGGGATGTAGTTTCTTTGCTATCTTTCCTGTTGAATATTTGACTTCAATTGATGTTGGCTTTTTACATTCTGGACAATATCTGTTCATCCCAAAGCCTGAGTATTGCCAAAGTGACAGTCAGGATATCAATCTAATTGGAATGACAAGCTCAAAGTTTTATGTTGGAAAGCTGCAACATCTTTTGTGAAACAGTCAGCAACAAAATCAAAGTACAGAAAATTATATGATCAGATAAAAAAAGATGAGCGAAGAAAGCATCCAACAAAAAAGATAATCAAAGGCAAGACATTCTTTAATGATGGACACATCAATAATCGAGCCATAAGAAAGGTATCAAAAATATTTTTGGCTCATGTATGGCAAACTTGGAGAAGACAGCAAGGGTTAGAAGTTACAGAACCATATGCAAAACAACTTTTAGGTCACAGTGTAGTAGAAGCATTTACTGACAACTGAGGTGATGTTAAAAAACTTTTGAAGCCCAAGGATTAGTTACGAGACTACGAGCAAATGCAAATCCAGACAAGGAATTCGAGTTAAGATGTTGTAGAAACCCAAACAATAGATGCGAGCTAGGTGGAATTTTGAAAACGACAATAGTGATGCGAGTCACACTTAGATAGAAAACCATAGATCATATAATTTTCTGTACTTTGATTTTGTTGCTGACTGTTTCACAAAAGATGTTGCAGCTTTCCAACCTAAAACTTTGAGCTTGTCATTCCAATTAGATTGATATCCTGACTGTCTCTTTTGTAATATGGGATTAGTTGCGTGTCCACACTCAGGACATGTCTCAAAGGGATGTAGTTTCTTTGCTATCTTTCCTGTTGAATATTTGACTTCAATTGATGTTGGCTTTTTACATTCTGGACAATATCTGTTCATCCCAAAGCCTGAGTATTGCCAAAGTGATGATACATGCTTGAATTTTTCTATATCATCAATGTATGCAATAAGACCTGCTGCGATTAATGGACCTATTCCCTGAATCTTTACAAAGTATTGTGTGTATAGAGCATGGTTTAGTAGTTGTTTTTTAATAAGCTTCTCTAAATCTAACTCAAAGTTCTTGGCATTTTCCATAATTGTTGTAATTCCAAATAATGATAGCTCCTCCTTACTCAATGTATTTTCTCGCTCTGATGCTCCAATTCTAAGCTGAGTCTGTATTCGCTGTCCCTGAAAGTCATAGTAAATGTCTACTAAATTTCTTAGCAAATAATGTGGGATTTTCTCAGAGTCTAGAAATGGAACTGGGACTGGCGATTTTTCAATTCTAAAAGTAAGTGATCCTGTACCTGTTTTTACAGTCTTTTTCTTTTTTGTAACAGTAACTTTTTTCTTGACTGCTTTTTTTGGAACAACTTTTTTAGTGGTTGTTTTTTTCTTTGGCTTTATTATTTTTTTAATTAGTGCCTTTCTTTTTGTTGCTATTTCTTTACACCCCCTTTTGATAATTTCAATCCAGCTTTTGGTGCAGCAATGTCTATGATGTAATGATAAATTCCTCTCATTGCAAAAGTATCTCGTTTTTCTGCAAGCTCTTTAATTTTTGGTGCTCTCTTTAGAACATCACCCAACTTTAACATATCATCATTTGATAATTTATTTTCATAAAAGACACGAAAGAAATTTCTCAATAAAGTATAATGATAAAATAAGGAATCAGGATGTGTTGCCACTTGATTTAAAACTGAAATGAACTGCTTTACTGTTACAATATCTTGTTGTGTAATACCTGAGATAAAGTCATCAATGGCAAGTGGTCTTATTGCTCTAATTGAAGTTGATTTTGAATAGTGAAGACAATTAATTACATTTTGATATGACATCTTGCCAGGTGTACGATAATGATCACACTCTTTTCTAAGTGAATTAAAGAACATATTATTGCCATCATCAATTCCCTTTAGATGATCAGCTAGTGTAAGAGGTTTGCCAAGGTTCAGTCTGCGATAAATCTCTCTTCTGTTTCCTCCAAGATAACAAAATATAATCAGGTCATAGGTTTGCAGTCCAAACTCATCTCTTGCATATTTTAGTCCTTCAATTCTGTGCTGTCCGTCTAAGACCTCAAACTTTGCAGAGTTGTTGCCAGCAGTAATTACTCTTAAGACATTATCAGTAAACTTGTTATCCATCATGGCTTGAGCAATAGAATGAACTTTGTGTTTGGAAATTCTTCTCTCAAAGCTGGCGTACTGGAATGTTTTCTCAATTTCTGTCAAGTCAAATTCTTTTAGAACTGTAATCTTTGCCTCTGGAGGCATGTACACTGTACTTGACAATTAATTAGTTTGAGAAAACTTTGGCTATAACGAATATCTCAATTCAAATTGTATAATTATTTTAAAGTCTTTAGTATCTGAATCTCTTATTTACACGAATCTTTGAGATTTCAAATCCTTGAGGATCATACTTTGTCTTTCCAATCATGCAATATATGATGCTCATAACTGTATCCTTTGGGTGATTAAATTCCTTTTTTGCCTTTTGTCGAGGGTCGTCTTTTGATATTTCCATGTTGGTTTTGTCTAGATCCTTTCTAGTAATGTCACAAAAGTCATTAACCAAAAAGTCAGTCTCCCAGTCTTTCTTCATTGGAATTATTAATTGTGATACTTGCTTGCCGTTCTCATCTGAAACTTTACTTCCAACAAAGTCAATAAAGTTCTGAATCACCTGAGTCTTATCAACTGAGTAGTGTTCTTTCTTCTCACCTACAGTTGGCGCATCTATAATGTCCTGATTTTTGTGTCGCATTGTTTCTGATGTAATGCTTCCTGATGTCCAACATCCCTTTACACGTCCACGTCCAAGTCCTGAAACTTTTTCACCAAATGATGTGTATCCCCCGTTTTGCATCATAGTTACTTTATCCTTACCATATCCCAAGTCAGCTACACAAAAGTCACAGCAATACTCTGAGAACAGTTTTACAAAGTATGCTGCTTGATCATACTCATGCTCCAGTGGTCGAGAGTCAATCCATGCAATCTGAAATCTGTTAGTCTTTCTCCAGTAAATAATTACAGAACCAACAGTCTTTGATGCTGCTGGACCAGACCCCCAGTCGATTCCTAAAAATATTAGAATCTCATTTTTGTATTCTTGCTTTAGTTTTCTTATCTCTTGCGGGGATAATAATGAAAGGGTATAATCATAACACGCCTCAACCATTTCTGGTGTGATTGGTCTGCGCATTGCTTTGAAAAAGTTTCCATAAACGTGGGCTTGTACAATTGATGATGGATTGTATTTTTTTTGGAACTCGACTGAGTTTTCAGGTCTTGTCTTGTAGAGATTAACTGCATCACTAATTGTAAGTGGAATTCTTGCGAAAATAGTCTGAGGCATGTGGTAACCTCTGTACTCTCTGTTCTCAGGGTATGCTGCAACCCATCTTCCTGCAACAATATTTTCTGGATGCTCGTTACACAGATAGCCATCTGAATCAAATTTTAGTTTCTCTCTCCAATATTTATCATTAAACTTCCATTCTCTTTGGTCTGACTTTTTCCAAAGCTTGTACCATTCACTTCCAGCCTCACCACCAATCCCCAAGTAGTAGCACTGTCCCTTAGTCATTGTCATAGAGTATAACGCAGCAGCACGAAACTGTAATTCTTGATACTGACATTCATCATACACCATTAAACTATTAGTCATTCCCTGAACGTTGTTGTATTCATTCTCGTCAGTTCTGACATAAATTACAGAATTGTTTGTAAGATTAATTTCGCCAACGTTTGCCCTACCATGCATTAGAAATGGAGATAACATCTCGTTTCGAAGCATTGTATCTTTTCTGAATCTCTGTTTAGACCAAGCAGAAACCCTGTCTTCTCTATCAACAATATATGTAACCTCAACGTTATCATGACTAGTTGCATAGCAACCAACGATATCCGTACCAAATGTACTTTTAAAGGTCTGTCTACCATTAACTACAACGATATTAGGTGATTTATCTCGATATACGTCAACCCAAAATGGCTCCCATTCAAAGCTACGCTCCACTTTTCCAACATAGGGGCGTGCTGTCTTTATCCATTCTAAATTGTCAGTTGGCAATTGAACAATTCCTGATTTTTTTTCTACAGGTGAAATCTGCTTTTCAATGTCTTCTAGCTTTTTCTCAAATGAATCAGCCAAACTACCTACCTGACTTTAGAAAATCTTTTAGTAACTCTGGTGGAATCTTTTCTAGCTTCTTTTCAATGTCAGTTAGTCTCTTCTCATGCTGGTATGCCTTTGCAAGTCCAGAGTGAACTTGTGCCATGTACCCAATGGAGCCACCAAGCTTTGTTAGATAGTCTAAGGTAGATGAAGAATCATCATTGTCTTTTTCATATTTGATGAATCTTTTATGTAACTTTTCAAATATCTCACACACTCCCTCATACATTTTTTCAGTTTCGAGTTTTTCTGGTTGTATAGAGTCCACAGCTAGGATTTTTCTTTTGAATTAAAGGTATTTTCTCTTGAGGTTTTCTTAAAGGACAAATATAAAAGGAATTATTGTTGCAAACAAGACGGAATCAAACTTGATGGAGAAAATAAAGTGGCAACCTGTCTAGGTCATAGAGAAGGAACTGAATGTCATCATCGTTCACGTTCCACACAAAAACGGGAGAACTGGGAAAACTGGCAACTGTGTTATTCATGTGCAAGAAAGCTTCATCCTGAATATTACAAAGACAAAAAGAATCACGGAGTACGCAAAGTATCAGGAACTCAGTATACCAAAATTCCATTTGTCATAGAGGAATTACCTACATAATTTTTGGTAATACCTTTAATTACTAAATCAGCTTAGATTCGTGGCAAGAACCAAAACTGAAAAACTGTATCTGCCAACTGACATAGCAGTTGATATTACTGGTAACGCAGTTTATGTTGTAGAGCATTTCAATGATAAAATCTCAAAATGGGATTATGATCCAACAGCATCAGGAGATGCCAGATTTAATTTTGGAATTGATGCAGGCAAGATTCTTAGTATAGCTGTAAATCAAGGTGGCAATAGTTATACTTTTAATCCACCTGTCGTAATTGGTCCACCAAATGCAAATATACTAAATCCAATACAAGCTACTGCAACTGCTACTATTACAGGTGATATGGTAACTTCTATAACTGTAGTTAATCCTGGCAATGGTTATGTTTCTCCACCTCCCTCTATAATGATATTTGGTGATGGAAGTGCTGCTACTGCTGATGCTACTCTTAATACTCCTTGGGGAAATAACGGTGACGGTACTACTGGCCAGTCAGGAAATGTTGCAAGTCCAACTGACAATTTTCTTGACCGACCAACAGGAATTACCTTTGATGGTACTAGACTATATGTAACTGATACATTTCATAACAGAATCAGAACTATTCGACTTTCTGATGGTGTATTTCTTGGCTCAACTGGACAGGGTGGAGGAGGACTAAATGACTTTTACCGCCCAACAGGAATTGCAGTAAATTCTCCTAATACTAAAATAGTAATTGCTGATAAGTTTAATAAAAGAGCTGTAAGGTACGATGTGGGTGACACTCCTTCTAATCCATTAGTACTAACTAAACCTACTCCAAAAGAGTTCGTTCGACCTCATAGTGTATCATTTGATGAAGAAGATAACAAATTTTTAGTCTCTGATACGTTTACAAATGTTTTGAGTAAATATAATTTTGATGCTGTAACGTTTGAGAGTCAGATTGGAAAAGCATCGGGTGGTGACGGTAATGATGATTTATATTTTCCAGGAAAAGGTACTGGATTGACTCCTGCTTTTGAATTAGTTTTTGCAAATACTAGAAAAAACTCCTTGAAAGAATTTGATGAAGCATCAGGCTTGTTAAATTTCCTTACAAATGTCACTGGAACTGATGATGGTCAGCTATACTGGCCTGAATCATCTATAGTATTTACAGATACATCCGTTAATTATTTGTTGGTTGTAAATACCAGAAATCAAAGAGTTGATGTCTTTGAGCAACCTTCAACCTTTAAGAGTACATTTGGCACATTTGTCTGATAATACCTTTAATTTAGAAAATAGCAAAGATTCATGCCACTCCAACCTGGTTTGTTATATGAGCCATATGATGTTGCTTTTGATACTACTGGTAATGCAGTCTATGTTGTAGAGCAGTTCAATCACAGAGTTTCAAAATGGGTTTATGCAGAAGGCTTTTTTGTTTTTTCACTTGCTGATGGAAATGTTACAGGTCTAACTCTTGTAGCAGGAGGTACTAGCGGATATTCAACCGCTTTATTAGTAATTGAAGGACCAACGGGAACTGCTCAAGCTGATGCAACCGTTACTACAGGTGCAGTAACAAATATCGCAATAACTAATGGTGGTTCTGGCTATACAACTGCACCTAATGTAGCAATTATTTCAGTAGAGGGTGCAAATGCAACTGCAATTGCCAATATAAGTAATGGAAGTGTTATAGGAATCTCAATAACCAATGGGGGGACTGGATATATTACAGGTACTCAAATAACACCACTAGTTGTCATTGATGCTCCTGAAGGAAAATCAAGGGCAACTGGAACAGCAGCAGCTAATGGTACTAGCATAACCTCAGTTACACTTACTTTTAATGGAAACGGATACGAAACAACCCCTACTGTGTCAATCGTTAGTGATTCACCAAATAGTGGTACTGCATCAGTTACAGCAGTAGCTAATATTACTTCTTGGGGAAATAACGGAGATGGCACAACTGGTCAAGCTGGTACTCCTACAAGTCTAACTGATAATTTTCTTTACCGCCCATCAGGAATTGCCTTTGATAGTACCAGACTATATCTAACTGATTCATTTAACAACAGACTTCGAGTGATAAATCCAACTGATGGCTCTTTTACCACTTCAGTCGGACAAGGCGGTACTGGAGATACCGATTTTTACCGTCCCACAGGAATTGCAGTAAATGATGCCAATACCTTTTTGGTAATTGCCGATGAGTTTAACCGTAAAGCTAAAAGATATAGTGCTATTGCTACACCTGCTTTTCAAGATGTATTGCCAGAGCCAACACCAAAAAGCTTCGTCAAGCCACATGGCGTATCATTTGAAGTTGATCAAAACAAATTTGTAGTCACTGATTCATTTAGAAATGTTTTGAGCCAATATAACAATATTGGCACAAATTTTGAGTTACAAAGAGGAAAAGCATCGGGTGGTGATGCTGATGATGACTTGTATTTCCCAGGAAGTGGAACAGGAGAGAATGCTGCTGATGCGGATTTAATTTTTCCAAGTACTAGAAAAAACTCTTTGAAACAATTTGATGCATTTGGTGGAACTATAGCAAATTTCCTTACAAATGTCACTGGAACTGATGATGGTCAGCTATACTGGCCTGAATCATCAGCAGCATTCGAAGATAACGTACAATATCTCCTAGTTGCAAACACTAGAAATCACAGAGTTGAGGTCTTTGATCAAGCTAAAGTCTTTAAGAATAACTTTGGTCGATAATAGTTACTATTATAGATTCTACAATAATACCTTTAATTAAGAAAACAGCTTTTTTTTAATGGGATTTGGTACCAGACTACGAAACGGTTTAGCAAAGCTTCTTTCCAGTGAAATGGATTCACCCAGACATTACACAAAATCGCTAAACATTAACATGGTCAGAGATACGATGAACAGTTCATTACTATCTGAGATGGTGCCAGGTCTTTCCCAGCCAGTCTGGGGTCCTGAAATTACTACAGTAGGTGCATATAGCAGAGAAGGCTATACCTCTAGAACCTTTGATACACCTACAGTTTCATTTAGAGCACAAGCAGTTGCACTCCAACAAGACGAAGACGTACAGCTTGCAATTAATGACTTGGCATCAAAAGTTACAGGAGGTCAGCACTACATCAAGGGAGACTCTGAGAGTTTCATTGAATACATGGAGGACTTTACTGCAAACCTTCGCTTTGATACATTTGATACTGAACTTGTAAAGGAATTATTATGGTATGGAAATTCTATATACAAACCTAGAATGGGAATTAGAAACGTTGAAAGATTTTCTGATCTTATGCACATCCCAATTTCATCATTTCTTAGAATATGGTGGGACAGGCAAAGAGTCCCCTACAAATTAGAGTTTCGAGGTCCAGAATATCAAGGATATCATAATGTTGGCGAGGTCATGCATTTCAAATGGAATCCAGTTAACGCATCAGTCTTTGGTACGGGATTTGGTATATCAGTTACATCTACTCGAGAATTTTCAATGCCATTATCAGGTGAGGATTCAGTTGACATACAATTACCATCAATGCTTGATAGAAAATATGCCACTCAATTTCAGATGCAGATGGCAGAACAGCGTTACATCACTAGAAATGTATGGATTGCAGATGGCGCATCAGCTGATCAAAGAGCAGCACTCCAAGCAAATATCGAATCAGCCCAAATAGGACAGGATATAATATCTGGAACAAACGTTGAGATAAAGGAACTAGGATCACAAGCTCGCAACTTTAATCCAGAGCAGTTTGCAGACATTACGCAAGGTCCATTATTCAAGGCACTAAATGATTTCAGAGGAAAGCAAGCTGGAGTATCAACTCATACATATGCAAACGCAGAACGTGCAGCACTTTTAGATGAGCTTGGTTTAACTGCATTTCCAATTTCAGTTAGAGAGCAGCTAACTGAATTATTATTCAAACCTTGGTATGATTCACATCCATTCTATGATAAGACCTATTACGGTGGTATGATTCCACTTCCTTGGCATCTTGGACGCTTTGAGATAAACTTTGGACAAGTAGAGAAAAAAGACATTGCAGTAACAGACATGATAAAACTAATTGAGTTGTATCTGCAATCACCAATGCCAAAAGATCCAAAACAAATCCTAAAATTGTTCGAGCAGGCAGGACTTCCAATAGACGAAGATTATTTGGTTACAATTGATAATGTGTACAATGATCCTCATGGACAACTAGCACTTGGTAATTCAACACTGAACAGTGGAGGAGTAGAGGGAGGAGGAATAATAGCACCAAACAGAACAGCAGATGGAACATATCTTCCAACTGCTGATATTGGCGGTGAAAATATTCCTCCAGAATTTAACAACCAAGTTATGGGTTCACCACCTAATGACAATCCAATTTATGACTCTATGGCAATTGATGTTAGAGGTAGTGGAAACCCATTTGTACCAACAAATTTCAGACAATCAAATAAAAGTCAAGACTGGAACTGGGGACGCGATTATGAGTAACGATAATTTTACAAACAACGGTAATTATACTTGGTGGAATACCACTGCAACTACAGCCAGTACTAACCTCACATTCAATACAGATTGTTTCACATTTGCTGTAAATGGAACATCTTGGCATCCTGTAATACCTGACAAAGACTGGATGCCGTATTCTTATGTGGAGTATGAACCAAAATGGCACAAAAAATTTGCAAGCTACAAAAATCAGATGGAAAAGATGTGGGATTGAACAAAATTACAATTGTTATAAACATTGAAATACAAAATAACTATGATTATACGCCAATAAACTGCATCTCTGAGGAAATACTAAAAGAAAACAGATGAGCAGAAAAATACCTTTAACCTAAAAACAAGCTAATCTTTGTGCCCCAAAAATTAGATGATTGTGTAGCTAAAGTCAAAGGGCAAAAAGGAGTTGATAATCCTTGGGCAATTTGTAATGCACAACTAGGCAAGGAAACTAAAGAACATCACAATCCAATGGATATCCCAACTGGTCATGAATTAAATAAAACTCAAGAAGATCATGCTACCACCCAAAGAGGTCATGATAAAAATTCCTCAGATAAGATTTATGGCTCTATCAAGGCAGAAATTGTTGAAGCTAAAATCAGAGAACATGTGGGAGACAATGAATTTCTAGTAAAAAACAAAAACGATAAAAGAGTAAATGCAAATAGACAGGTTCCACTTTTTAACCCACCAATTACAAATCGAGATGTAAAACCCAAAATCAACAAAACCACAAAAGGGATTGGTGGACAAGTCGGAAAAATTGACAGTACATCCAACACAAACAACATGACTACAGACATGTGGAAAAAAATTCTTGACACTCAGTTGAGGCGAAATGTCAAAGAACCAAGATACTAGGACATCATTGTGTGGTAACTGCAAACACTTTGTTGCAGGTGGTTTATGTGAACTAGTAAAGGGACAGATAAAAGCAAAAGACACATGTGATTTACATGCATATGGAAATCCCCAACCAATTGATGCAGAAGTAGAACCCAAATACAACAAGCTTGAGGTAAACTACAAACCAGGATTCATGGTAGAGACTGTATCTACTACAACAACTGGTGATGTTGCACAAAAAGCAATTCAGATGGAGCATGAATTATTATCTCGTGGAATACCAGAAGAAGAAGTTCACAGGGCAGTAATTGAATATTTTTCACAACGAGAGCCACCATACGCAATGCCTTGGCCAGGACCAGTTGGGATATCCATTGGATTGTGATGTTCTTTAGTTTCCTTGCCTAGTTGTGCATTACAAATTGCCCAAGGATTATCAACTCCTTTTTGCCCTTTGACTGTAGCTACGCAATCATCTAATTTTTGGGGCACAAAGATTGGCTTGGTTTTAGGTTAAAGGTATTTTTCTGCGCATCTGTTTTCGTTTAGTATTT